TCTGAGTAAGAACTGCGTCTTGTCCATACTTCTTACCTAATGCTTTTACTGCTTTCTTAAACTTCCTCTTACCTTTTTTACCAGATGTAACTACATGACTACGTTCTTTAACCTTAGTTACTTTACCAGTCTTGTCATCCTTCTCATCCCATCTTCCAGTTACCTTAGTAGCACCAGGCAAACCCTTACCTTTAATATCTTTATCCAACTGCTTAGCCCGTGCCTTGTTTTCTTTCTTTGATTTGTCACCACGACTTCCAGAGATGACTGCCATCCCTCCTTTATCTGATTTAGATTTGATTCTACTTAAACTACTCTCATCAATCTTATACTCATCTTGTATATCATCAGGTACAAAATCTGATACTGTTGCCTTATGAACCTTCCTTTGCAATAATCTCTTTGCCCTTGCACCAGCATCCATTGCCTTTTGAGGTTTCTTCTCTTCTTTCTTCTTTATGACCTTCTTCATCGCATCCGATGCGGCCTTTTTAAATCCTGAAAAGGTTTTCATTCTGATTCTTCTTCTACAGTATTATTTAGAACACCTTTCTTTAGTAACTTAGAAAGTTCTGATGTTGATCCAACAAATAGTGCATTGTTAACAGTAGATGGCCCCTTTGCCTTTTCTTCTTTATTCAATTCTTTCATCTTAGTTTGAAGGTCAATTAACTTGTCAGTTGTATCACCAACACTTTTGATTATTTGACCAGCAACTTCATATGATCTTGCATGTTGACTACCTTCTGCAACTTCTAGAATACCATTAAGTGCTTCTTGACCCTTCTCAATTAAAGAATACAAGTTACCTCTAGTGTACTCATAATCTTTCTGAATTTGCTCACTAACATCTGGTAGTTGGTCTTTTCTTTTGACACAACCATTTTCTGGAGTATTGGATACTTCAATATCTAAAGCATCGTCTATTTCTTCGAATTTACTCATAAGTCAGTATCCTTGGATGGGCTATACGTTCTACCATCACCAAATTCATAACGATATTCACTAAATCCAAAATCATCACCTACTTCAATCAATGCATCATCAGCAGCATTTACTGCATCTATGTTAGTTCCATTTATATGACTATCAGCAGTAGTTCTATCTTCACCTCGTTTCACAGTTAGTTTATTTCCATTGATTTCTTTAATATACATCAATTCATCCCCAATTGCAATATATGAATCAATTACTAATGAATTTACATCAGTAACTAAGAACTTACGTGTACCTGGAGTGATATCCTCTGCAAGTTGTGAAACTGCATCATCATTGTAATCCTTAACTGCTCTTGGTTCTGCAACATACCTAAGTTGTCTGGATACTGTTTTCCTATTTGCAGTATCAGTTGCATAATCAACTGTGACTTTCTTAATTAGACCTTCTGACGTATCTGCAACAGGGCCAAAGAGATAAGTCTTAGCAGTAAATTCTAATGTGTATATGATAACTCTTTTTTCATCCATCCCACTATCATAATTATCCTGGAATGAAACATTTTCCAATACCATAGGAATATCTCTTTTCTCCCCAATTGACTTAACCAAATCTACTGTTAAATTGAATGATGGTTGAAAGAATGGAAGTATCTGTTCAATAATTTGTAGAGAATCTTCATTATACTGTGTCATTGCATATAACTTAAATCCTAAATTATATGGAACTGGCATGAATACCTTTCTTGCCTTTGATCCATCAGTAGCAAATGCTTTGAAGGTTTGCATTGTTGAAACCTTTCTCTGATTATCATAAGAAATGCTATCCATCTCAAATGCCAATCTGGGTAACGTTATAGCAACTCTTTGTCTTGGATCTGGTTTTTGTTCTAATCTTGCTAAGAACTTCTCAGTAGGTCCATAAGCAATAGGAACTTTTACTGAAGAAAAAGCATCCCCAGATTGAGTTTTATGTTTGATTTCAATATTGTTGAATAGAGTACCAAAGGCAATAATAGTCCTTCTAACAATCTCGTGATAATAATAGGTTCCTAACATATCAAGTCCTCGTTATATTTTATTTAGAAATCACCAAATGGGTTATCTTCACTAAAGTCCACAATTGTATCTGCTTCAGACTCTACTGTGATATTTTCCCCATAAGTATCATACTCATCATCATTAGATTTACTGTATACAATGTATTCAGAGTCTGAACCATTCATAGTTGTTCCTATTCCAACAACACTCTCCCCAACTGCAAATCCACTTCCAACAAGATTAGTTACTTTAAGGACTCTTTGGTCACGATCCCAATTAGCAACCTCTGCAGTTGTTCCAGTAGATTTACCAGTTACTTGTTCCTTGAAGAGATAATCTCCAGTAGATAAACCTACTCTAATAGGAGATTGTATACTTAATGTTGGTGCAAGAGTATATCCAATACCAGCATTGGTGTATCTAACAGAATTTAACTCACCAAGTGTATTGATGTAAGCAACAGCAGTTGCAGTTGATGCAGCTGAAATATATTGATCACTACCAATACCAAGAACACTAATTAATGGTGGGGTGGAATATCCAGAACCATTGTTAGTTATAACTGGAGCACCTAGAGATCCTTCAGCAAGTACAGCTGTAGCAACTGCTCCACTTCCAAAAGCATTTTGACTTCTGATAGTGATGGTTGGTGCAATTGTATATCCAAAACCTGGATTTGTTATTTCTATTCTATCTATAGAAGACCCTACCTGACCAGTACGACTTGTCATGATAGCAACCGCAGTTGCATCAATACTTTGATTAACTCTACCAGTAGCAATACCGATCAATGGTGGAACAGTATATCCAGTTCCATCATGAATTAGATCGATCTTATACACAGAACTTCCACTGTTGAGAGGAGTTAAATCATTAGCAATATTGACTGAAGCAGTAGAAGTTGATGCAGCAACACCAACCATAGTAAGTCTTGTTGTATAAGAAAACTCCACTGCTGCTCTATCTACAGACTCAAGTCCAGTGTCAATATTCTCATCAAGAGCATAATCCATAACCTCACAACTTAATGTATAAACATATAATTGATTTAATTGGTAAAATGGTTTCTTTGCTTCAACATACTTAATCTCGAACATAGTATTGTCAAGTGGTAAGTATATTAAATCACCTTCTTCTGGTCTTGTAGCTAATTGAACATCAGTTTGTGGAGATAAGAATGGACTAACAAAATCTTCATACCTTTCTTTTGATATAACAAAAGTTACAGCATCTGTTGTCTGAACACCAAATTTGGATAGTATATCTCCAGATCCTTCAAATCCTTCATAATTCAGCAAATATGCTTCCATGCGATAAGCATCATCAAAAGTAGATGCTACCACTTCTTTCATTATAGTTTTTTTATTTACAATTTTTCTTGGCAAATATACTATATCTTGCCCATAAAATTTTAATTGTTCATTTATGAGATCTTGTATTAATCTCTGTTCGCTTGTTGACCCTTGAAGGAAATATGGAGAAAGTGGCATAACATTATCCTATCATATCCAAAGGTGGCATCTCGTACTCTGTTTTGAGTTCTTCATCAAGTGCCTCTAATTCTAATACTGCATCATCATAAAGTTGTCTTCCATTAAGTTGAACACCACCAGGTAATAAAACTCCTTGAAACTTAATAAGATTTTGCCCCCACTGTTTCTTAATCAAAGCAGTCACATACTTCTTCAACCACCAATCATTATAAACTGAAGTAAAACTTGCAGGATCTACTGCTCTATAACAATCAAGAACAATAAATTGATCACCACTAAATTCATTCCAATCAATGTCCATATAAAGTCTATGTTGTTTTTTATTAAATCTAATCTGAGTATCTGGAGTAATAAGTCTACTTAAATCTTCTAAGTAAGTTTTAGTCATTGTATAATTTAATAAATCAAGTGCTCCATAGTAATAAAGATCATTCAAGAATAACTGATACTTGATATTGAATAATCCACTAGATATAGTGCTATTATCCATTTTAAATACTTTATTTACACCAATAACATGATCTGGCAATTGTAGAAAATTGTTATTCTCATTCCATCCAACTGAACTTATACCAGCAGTAGATGTTGCAGTTGTAGTGGAGATTCCACTTGCACCATTACCTTCCAGTATTGTTTTTTCATCTCCTGTTACTTTATGTTTTAAAAAAACTCGCTCTATACCATCAAAATGCCTTTCATTGTAATATTGAATGGCATCATCTACAATATCATCAACTTGATCATCATCTACATTAATTTCGAGTACAGGGTACCCAAGTCTTCGTAGACTATAATCTATTAATTCTTGTCTAGTGCTTGGTTGACTCATTCCTCAAATTCCGTTTGGGTTTTTTCTTCGTTTTTTATATCTTGAACTAATTTTTGTAAATCAAAATACTCTTGTGATAAAGAGTCTAATTTAGCTTCTAATAAAATGTTTTGATTAGTTAATTCTGAAAGTCTTTTATGGTAATGTTTAACCAAAATGTTCACATCAAGTTCACTTTTCATTTTTAGAATTGTCCTCCATCAATTGTTGTTGTCCAAACAGGGATACCTGATGCATTTGTAGTAAGAACATAATTTGAAGTACTTATACCAGAAGCAGGAGTCCCAGTAGAAGTCAATTTACCAGTAGCATCAAAATAAGTAGCACCACTAGCAGACCAATCTCCACCACTAGCACCTTGATAATAGATACCTTTGATATCTATAAAACCTCTAACACCAGTAGCGACGTTACCAGTTATAGCAGCCTCTGGAATGTAAGTCCATGCTCTTTCTGGTACATTGGTGTTACCACCATTAGCTGCTGTACCAGCACCATCAATATAACCAAAGAAACCTTTCTTATTATTGCCAGATCCTGAAGACTCATTATAAGAATATGATATACCACGATCAGTGTTTGTATCATAAGCATGAGTTACAGTTATCTGACTTCCAGTAGAAATACCAGCTGTAGTTGTTCCAGTAAATGTAATAACCTTAGTGGTAGTATCATAACCAGTAACAGTAGTTACACCAGAGTTTGGAAGACCAGTAGCAGCAAGAAGATCACCAGTATTAATTCCAACTGTTCTATCAACAGTCATTGTCGATACACCAGAAGCCACATCATATGTCATGATGGTCAACTTACTGGTAACATCTCCAAGATGAATTACAGCATCATTGAGAGTTGATGAAGTAGAGTTAACTGTAGTTGTAGTACCATCTACTTGTAAACTACCTTTAACAATAACTAAACCATCACTACTTAATCCATCTGGATATGGGTCAATGTATAATGTATTACCACCACCAGATTTGGTAGAAATTACATTAGATGAAATACCAATATTGTCAATCTCAGTTCCACCTACTAACTTAATAGCAACATTGTCAAATATCCAATCTGCACCAGTTACTCGAACATTATCTGTTCCATCTTCATCATATTCAATCTTAGCATCTTTATTATCACCAAAGGTTAAGAATTTATCGTCTGGAATAATAACTTCACCATTACCATTAGTTCTGAATATAAGATCCTCATCAGCACTCGTTCCACCAGTACCATTGGTCTTAATCTCATTAGCATCTATTGTTATTTTATCTACACTCCATTGGTCAACTCTTGGAAGGTTATTAACAACTCCTCCTCCACCTGGATTACCATTGGAACTCCTATCCATAATAGGAATGAATCCATTAGTAACTGTTGTTAAGTTAGCACCAGCTTCAACTACTCCAGGTGCATTATCTCCAATTAAATCAGTAAAATATTTACCACCAATGATTATTGGGTTATTACTAGAATCACCAATAAACAACCTTTCACCATTATTACCAGCAGTACCTCCACCATAGGAATTCGCAAGTTCACCATAATTAAGATTTCCATCACCTGGCGATGATGCAGACGTGGATCTTTTAATTCTTATAATACTTGCCATGACTACCAGTTACCTCCGTTGATGTTCAAGTTCTGTGTTGCTCCTGGGGTCAATTCTGTTGTTGATTCCCATTTTGATGAAGCGGAATTATATACCAAAACCATACCATTACTTAACCCACCTGAAACATCAATATCACCCAAAGCTCCCAATGTACCACCTTGTCCAGCAAGTGACGATACAACTTTGATTCCTTCGTTTGATCCAACTCTTACTTTAATGTCTGCCATATTTTTAAGATGTAGTTACGCCAGCAGTAACGAGAGCACTGCCCTCAACAACTCTAGTCTTAAGTGATCCATCATTCAATAATATATCATAACTATATCTTCCTGGTTTTAAGGGAGTTGTTAGTGTAGATCCTAATGATATTTTTAATTGACCTTGTGTTCTATTAGGAAAAGAACAAATAAATGTGGCCGTTTTTGTCAATGACTGTGGATGCTTCTTCATAGTAGAAGTAGCAGTGTAATCAGTTAAATCGAGAGGAGCATTATTTGTTCCTTCTAGATTGTAGGTCTGATTAAAATCAGCACCTGCATCAATTACTATATTACTAATATATGCTGCCATTATCAGTCAGTTAGAGTCTACCTTGAGGTATTTATAATTCAATTACTCACAATTTTTTTAAGAAGAGATTTTATCTCATCTATATCATTTTTTAATGAGTCTAAATCAGATTTCATATTATCTATTTCATTTTTTTCTTTATATTTTTTCTCTGAAAGATTCAAGAATTTTTCAAATTCATTCTCATTCTTATTTACAATAGCATGACTATTCATATCCCTAACCAGAGATACGTCAGATTTAACTTTCAAATAATTATTCATCAGTTAATGGCAAATGATCTCAATGCAATAGATCTAAAGTTCTTGAATCTTGGTGGTTTTGCTTGATTATTTGAAGTCATAACAACTTTAATCATAAATCCAGTATAGGGTGGTGTATTTTCCACAGTATACTTATACTCACTAAATCCATTTACAGTAGTGTTCGATTTTACAACTTTATCTGGAGATCCATCACCATTAAATGGTATATAAATCTGTTGTGTATCTGAACTATCGTTTCTGAACAATTTATAGAACACATGGAAATCAGCATCACCTTCTCTATGACCATCGAATTGAACATACATCGAATTGGATACAAATTCTAAATTAATTCTCTTAGTTTCATATATGGCTGAATTTGGATCAGATCCTGATATTCTAGGTTCACTAGCAGTAGTAAAATCAGTTACCTTATCATCAACCAAATTACTTATAGCAATAATATTAGTTGTATCTAGATCAATTACTGGTGAAACATTCTTATTTCTAGTAGAAAGAATCAATTCTAAAGCAAAAGATTTTTGATTATTAAGTAACCCATACTCGTTAACCTTAGAAGCAATAATCCTTGGATTATCCAAGAAATTCATTTTATTTAAAGCAACGTCTTCATAACCTCTATCTACGAAAGATGCTTCAGAACCACTCATACTTGTTCCTGATGTAGTTTTTATCCTAGCATTAACTGTTGTTCCAGTTGGACTAACGGTAGTTATTCTTGGGTCAATTGCTTCAAATGGAATATTTTGTGATGCTTTTAATTGATCTCCACCACCTGCTTTTGTGGTATTAAATGATACATGCTTATCAACTAAATTAATGTAATAACTATCGAATGTTCTTTCATTAGTTGATACATTATGTTCTCTATTAATTCTTCTTAGAGATACTCCATTAAATTCATATTTCTCAACAGCAGCACCAGAGTTATGAATTGATTTTAGAGAAGAATCAACTGATCTATTAGCAGAGGAAATAGTAATATCATTACCACTTATAGAATTATATGAAATTATCTCATTATCAACTTTAATGTATCCAGTTAATCCTGCTCCAACAGTACCACCTTCAAATGTTGTGAATAAGGATCCATCTGCTACACTTATGGTGGATGTATCTTCTACAATATTAGAAGTCAAAGTAGTAGGTGGGACATCACCAGTAAAATCTTTTATGGTTACTTTATTGGTACTGGAATGCATACCATGATTATGGTGATCAATTAATAATGTAGATCCATCTCTAATTGGATCATTATTTACACCAATACCTGCTGCAGCTAAAGTTTGTCTAGCTCCAGCTTGATCAACATAGAATATATCTTGACCATCTACAAATTTATCAGTAATATCGTCAACAACTATTAAGTCTGTAGACCTAGCAGCACCAACAACAACTTGTATTTTGGATCCCTTGGTAGTACCCAATTTTCCTTCCATTTCCAACAAATCACCAACTTGATATCCAGATCCATGTTTGGTACATTCTATCGTTGTTACAGCATTACTTCCAATTGTAATTGTGGCTTCAGCACCACCACCAAATCCAGTAAGTGAAGTAAATCCTATTCCAGTATAAGCACCATTACCGACATCTGCTAAAGAAATACCAGTATTTGGAACATAATTAATACTTTGTAAACCAAAATCAATAGGTCCACCACTTGCAAGTAATCTACCAGTTGCTCTAATATTCTCTGTTCCACTTTCCTTTTGTAGTAATTCCTCTCCTGGTTCAAATGTAAATGACCCTGATGGACCTGCTGTAGTTCCGATAGAAATAAAGGATCTCTTAGAATAAGAAGTCGCAGGATTATCTCTTCTAATTAAACCTAGAGGTAATTCGGTATTGTATAAAGTAACCGTAGAATTTGTATTAGTAACGAAATTTGCTTTCCTTAATGTAAATTTCAAATCTTCAGATTGACTTGGAGTCCATGTTGAACTATTTTGAGATTTAAATAGTGATCCAAGATATGGTTGAGTATTACTTACTGCATTAAGAATCAAATCTTCTTCACCCATTCTAGTGATAAATGTTAAATATTTTTCACTAGGAGCAACTAATACAAGAGCATATTCATTTCCACCCTGTAAATATACTGGGGTCTCAAACTCAAATGGAGTTGCAACAGAACTATCATCAGATAAATTAACAGAACTTGGGTCTATCTCAACTTGACCAAAAGGAAGAATAGTTGTAGTTGGACTACCATCTCTCATTGTTCTTATTTGAACTGTTACAGGATTTCTTTCATCCTTTGTTTTAAAGAATAAATCTCCACCACTTATAAAGATACCATCCTGGTATTCACTTCTTGAGACTAAGAATGATTGTGCTAGTGGATCATACCACCCAGTATCACTAATAATACGGTCTCGTGTTGTAGTTTCTGTTCTAGTTCTAGTTTCTATTCTAGTTACTGCTGTTTCAACTCCAGTTGCTTTTCTTTCAATTTGAGGAGTTTTTATAGATATTGCCTGTTCTTGTGTTGTTTGTTTGTGACCAGTAGCAAAATACGTTGTTTCAGCAGAACTCTCTCCTGGATCCAATCTAGATGCATTTACAGAACTTGTGGTAAGTCTAATTGTATTCTGCCCAGTAGTGAATTTTGGATTACTTGCAATTTTAGGATCAGGAATATGTAAAGATACAATTAAACTTCCCTTCTCATCACTCATCAATTCCAAACTTCCAACAGTTGCTTCACCATTTCCAGATTTAGAAGCAAGTGCCATACCAGATTTAACCCATCCTAAATGATCTGGTTTCGTGTGCATTGCAAGACCAGCTGTATCCACATTTACAATATTACTTGTACTTGAATATAATGAAGGAATAGATAATCCATCATATGGACTAATATCATAATTTTCTGTTGCTGCATTATATGGACCAAGTTTATGGTTACTTTGTGCAACTCTGAATAAAATACTTGCAACACCAGATCCAGCTGGATTAGCACTTTCGAGTATATCACCAGTTTCGAATGATCCCCTGGTCATAGTTACTGGAAGGAGTTTTGGAACACAATATTCAGTAACATCAATATTTTCCATGAAAACATAATATCTTGTACTTGGTTTTAATCGTTTACCAACAATCTCAATATTTCTTGTTCTACAATTATATAAAACATCAACACCAACTACTTTAGTTCCAAGATCTATAAGATCTTCACCAACACTCAATTCTAAACCAAATTC